GCCGAGGAACTCGGGGTTCTGGAACTGATCCTGAAGAAGTCGCACACCTGCTATCGAGGGAACCATGAGGCCCTCCATGCGTGGGGATATGGATGCGGGGAATGTCCCGCCTGCCATGAACGGGAGAAGGGCTGGATCGGATTCGAAGCCTCCCGCGAGATCTCGGCTTCCTAAATGGGGAACCGAGACTGGACTGAGGCCCTAGCCAAGAAGCGGGGCGAAGGGGCATGTCGGGTCTGCTCCGAGAAGTCTTCCTTGGAGGCTGCTCATGTGATCCCGAGATCCCTCGGAGGAGATCAATCCGAGGATGCCACCATCCCCCTCTGCCGGGAATGCCACCGGGCCTATGATCGGCATGATCTCGATCTACTCCCCTATCTGAGCCTCTCGGAGCAAGCTCATGCCGTCTCGATAGTCGGGCTGGCCCGGGCTTGGAGAAGCATCACCGGAGAATCTCCGGGCTGATCCCCGGGATTGCCGTCCGGCTGGCTGCTACTCTGTTCGGCAGTTAGAGAGGCCCTCCTCCGCTGCGGAGCGTCACAACCGATCCGGGCCGATCTGATCGCTGGACCAATCTTCCGCCGCCGGGCGATACCACGAGTCGGTCTAGGACTAATCCAGAAACCGATTCACGAAAGGAATCACCATGCCTAACGCCATCCCCCTCCTTGAGGGAACAGATGCCTCCGGCGGTTATCTCGTCCGCGATTCTTACGGACAGACGCTGCTGGATCAGATTCGTCGGGACTCCGCAATCCTGCGGCTGTGCCGAGTCGATCAAGTTCCAGGGAAGCGCCAGAAGTACTCGATCTACGCTGGTCGCCCGACCGCTGCCTTCGTTTCTGAGGGTGCCGCCAAGGGAACCACCGGAGCCGAGTTCTCGGAGCTGACCGTGAACGTGAAGAAGATCGCCACGCAGGTCCTCTACACGCAGGAACTGCTGGAAGATGCCGCCGAGGATCCCCGGGTCCTGATCAATGCCGATGTGGAGGCTGCCTTCGCAGATCTCGCGGACGCTCACATGATCGGGAAGTCGGCAGGATCCAACATCACGACCTCGTTCGACGATTCTCTGCGGCAGACTTCGCAGACCGTTGAGCTTGGATCGGGCGGCGACAAGATCGCCAAGGCCGTCTCCGAAGCGATGGAGAAGGTCGAAGCAGCCGGAGGAACTCCCTCGGGAATCGTCCTCGCCAGCGATGGCAGGGCGCAGTTGAGGGATGCCCGTCACACTGTGGAGACCGCTTCTCCGGTCTACACCGACGGGTTCAACAGGGAGCCGGATAGCCTCTACGGGGTTCCGCTCTCCTACTCCTCCAACCTGTCCACCTTCGCTACCGCAGCGGGATCGGGCAAGATCGTCGGAATCGTCGGCGACTTCTCTCATGCCGTTGCTGTGATGCGCTCGGATCTTTCGGTCCGGGCCAGCGATCAGGCAACCGTCGATGTCGGAGGAACGCTTCACCACCTCTGGCAGCAGAACAAGACCGCCCTCCAGTGGGAGATGCGGCTCGGATTCGCGATCCATGATCGCAACCGCATGTTCTGCGCAATCGTGGACGCTTCGTAGATCCATGAGCGCCGACGAGAAGAAGGTCAAGAAGGAGCAGGCTGAGAAGCCCGCTCCTCCGTCGGAGGATCCGCGCTCCTATCAGGACGCGCCGGAGAAGCCCGACGAGACAACAGTCGCGCAGGTCGAACTCTCCGACTAGCGCTGAGCACCAGCCCGGGTCGCCGTCCCTCCTTCCGGCGGCCCGGGCGTTCGGTGCCGATCGAGGGCCTACCGTTAGGCCATGCCGCAGGCCCGCCCCGAGATCAATCTCCGATCCCTGATCAGGCGGATCCATGATGGCGAGATCATATATGTGACCGACGGAGACAATCTCTGGCAAGTCGCCGAAGTCCAGGGGAAGGCCCTGTTCCGTCTGGAGGATTGCCGGAACACCCACTATGAGATCGCCTCCAAGAATGTCACGGCCGTCCGGCTCCTCCTCGATTACAGGCTCGTGAAGGCAGCGCCGACCCTCCCGCTAGACTGACCACTTCCTTCGATGCCGACTTACGCGACAGCCTCCGAACTTCGCTCCTATATCGGAGTCGATTCGACCGCTCTGCCAGATGCGACGGCGAACAGCCTGATCGAGAAGGCCGAGAAGGACATCGATTCGATCGCCGTCGTGGATCGTCCGATCGATGATGCGACCGGACTCAGATTCGCGCCTGCCTCCCTGAGTGTCAAGGAGGCCCGGATCCTTCGGAGGGCGACCTGCGCTCAGGCTGAGTTCCGGAGGGAGATGGGATCCGACTTCTTCGTGAAGGGTCAATACGAGAGTGTCACGGGACCCGACTATTCGACCCGGGGCCGCCTCGGGACGACCGGGCCGCAGGTCTGGAAGGAGCTTGCCGGGAGCGGCTTCATCCGCCTCTCAACGACGACTCAGAAGGCCGGAGCGGAATGGAAACCGCAGCCTGACTTCCCGGTTCGGGATCCTCGGACGGAGTTCGAACGAGGGTGAGACTCCCTCATGCCAACGCAAGGCTCACCTCCGTCACCCGGAAGGGCTATGCCGAGGATTGGGATGATGCGGCGACGAGCGGATCCTCCAGATGGACCGGAGTCGCTGATGCCTATATCTCGGATGATCAGCGGAATATCTATGAAGACGGACGGGCTAGCAAGATCATCTCTCGATCAATCGTTGTCCCGGCAGATCTCTCCGTTGAGGTCGGAGATGTCCTGACCCTGAGCTTCCGAGGATCGACTATCACCCCTGCCGTGAAGGGAATCCTCCGCCAGCAGCCCTCTCCAGGAATCGACGGAACGACACTTCTAGAAGTAGAACTGACCTGATCATGGCCCGGAGCCGGAGCCTTGAGAGGCGGGAGCAGGCCTTGATCGATCTCTACGAAGCGGCCGAGGCCGAACTGATCCGGCAGATCGCCCGAGATGTCCAGAACGAGGCGATGGGGAGCGCCCGATATCGGAGGAGGAGGCTTGAGGCGATCAGGAAGTTCCTTGCCGATCTCCAAGATCAGGCGATCCCGATAGCGACCGAGATCATAGGGGCCGCCTATATCGCCGGGGCGACGAGCGCGACCCGGGCGGTCAAGGCCGGGGTTCCAGACTTCGGATCCGGCATCAATCGAGGAGCGATGGAACTTCTCGCGGATAATCTCGTCAGCGGTCTCAATGGAGCCGCCGAGATGCTAGGGAGGAGGATCGATGATCTCTATCGGAGGGCGGGTCTTGAGATCGCCTCCGCCAATATCGGAACCGGAGGAACCCTCCGAGATGCGACCAATGCCCTAGTCCGGCTCCTCCAAGAATCGGGCCTCAATGTCGCCCCGGGGGGAGCTTCCTCTTGGAGACTTTCCCGATATGCCGAGATGGTCGTCCGGACGAATACGACCGATGCGATCGTCCGAGGGAATGTGAATGCGGCTCTGGAGGAAGGATTCGATCTGGTCGAAGTCCTCGTCGTGGACGATGAGATTCTCTGCGACATCTGCGGTCCGTATGCTGGCGAGATCTACACTCTGACCGACCGCGAGGGATACGAGACTCTCGATGAGCTTCCTCCCTTCCATCCGAACTGTCGATGCGATCTGAACATCCTAACGAGCGACCCTAATGCCTGAGCGTCCATCCATAGACCCGAACGAGATCCGTCGCGCCGTTGAGCGAGAGATGAATGCCATCGCCACCGATGTCCTCGCGGAGGCGAAGCGGCAGGTCCCGGTTGATAAGGGGATGCTCCGGAGATCCGGGGTGAAGATCGTCGGCTGGCAGGGGGATCGGATCATCGCCAATATCTCGTTCAATACTCCCTACGCGGCCGTCCAGCATGAGGATCGGACTCTCCGGCATCCTCGGGGAGGCAAGGCGAAATATCTGGAGGATCCTCTCCGGGCCTTCGCTCCACAGATGAAGGGTCGCCTCGATAGGGCCTACCGCAGGGCGATAGGCGGCTGATGCCGACTCCCCTGCTCATCGATGCCCTGAGAGACTTCCTGATCACGGAAGGGGTCGTCCGGGATCCTCGGGTCGCCGGGGCCGATCCCCCCTGCTGGAGATCTCCCCGGATGGGAGTTCCGGCTCCAGGAGACGGCGATGCCCCCGAGATGGGGGCAAGCGTAGTCGTAGGGATCTTCCCTGCGGCAGGGATCGCCCGGGATCCTTATGAGGCCTCAGTCCTCCGGACAGATGGGATCGATATCAGGATCAGGAGTCTCCGTCCTCCGGATGCGATCAATCTAGACGATGAGATCCGGGGGAAGATCATGGACAAGCGGGCGCTCTCGATGGCAGGCCTTCAGATCGTCGAATGCCGCTTGGAGCGACCGATGAATCTGATCGTCAGCGATGAGCAGGGCTTCGATTACATCACCGGATATCTATTCGAACGATCCGCCTGAGGCCCTGCTATTGTCGTCCGGCTGCTCATGGGAGCGGCAGAAACCGACCGACCCAAGGGGGTCAATCCAGATGTCAGACAAGATCACTTTCGTCCTCGCTGAGGAATATGACTCCAAGACTTTCGGGGGATCTTTCGCCCTCCGGGATGGCTCACTCTTCGATGTTGCCGCTGCCCTGAAGGATGGGAGCGGAAAGATCCAGACCGACGATGAGCATCTCATCACCGCCCTCGATGTCTATCACGGAGTCGTCCGAGAGGGCGCTCCGAAGTCGGCTCCCTCCAAGTCCTCCTCCAAGTCAGAAAGTGAGATCGCCTAATGGCCGTCACCGAATCCAATATCTACGCCCTCTGGGTGGCCAAGCAGTCCGCCAAGGGAACCCCTGCGACCACCGCGACTCAGCGGATCCAGCAGGTCGGGGGAGACATCTCTACCTCCCGCGAGGATGGCTCCGAGAACTTCTCTGATCTCGATCGATTCGGGAACGCCGTTGACTTCATCAACACCATTCAGGGAGAAGGATCTCCAGTCTGCCATGCCGCTCCGAATGCGACCGCATATCTCTGCTGGCTGTTCTTCGGAGGCGAGACCTTCACAGCGGCCGGAGGATCGACGGCTCCGAAATACGTCTTCACTCCGCAGACGAACACCGGCTTCTGGAGCACATGGTGGAAGCGGGTCGGCCTCTCCGAGATCGTCCGCCAGAAGTTCAACGATGCCAAGATCGCCTCTCTCCGCATCGAGGGATCGACCGCCAATAAG